GAAAGAAGTCGGCGGAATGGTGACCTTCCGCGCAAAGGTAGCGACCGGCGGCGGAAAGGCGTTCGATATCATCACCGGCGACGAGGACAGCGACACGAGCGTTCCGAGCTTTTCGGGCGTTATCGTATACAATCACGCCTGTAACGCATACTTCGACGAGGACAGCACCGGCAACGCGCCGCCGGTCTGCTCATCGCTCGACGGCGTGACCGGAGTCGACACCACCGAGGGCGAGTGCCTCGCCTGCAAAACCTGTCCGCGGAATGTATACGGCACGGCGAAGAACGGGCGCGGCAAGGCGTGTAAGAATATGCACCGGCTGTACATAATGGTCGAGGGGATGCCGATACCCCTGATACTGTCTCTGCCGCCTACAAGTCTCAAGGGCTGGCAGACCTATCGCCTGACGACGCTCGCGACGAAGCGGTTGAAGCCGTCGGAGGTCGTGACCGAGTTTTCGCTGTCCAGCGAGACGTCACAGTCGGGACAAAAGTACAGCGTGGTCAAGTTCAAGCTCCTCGGCAAGCTCGCACCGGAACAGGCAGAAGTGGCGAAGTTCTTCTCCGATCAGCTCCACGCCGCGGCAACCGGCTCGGGGCTTGAAATAAGCGCGGACGACTACAATCGCGCTGATACTTCCGGAGGCAGTACAGGAGGCAGCGATATAGGAGGCAGAAATGATACAGTGGCGAACTGAATCGCAGCTGCTGTCGGCTATTATCCGCACACTCTATCCCTACTGCAAGCTCTACCGCGTCAATGTCGGGCGTATGAAGACGCCCGACGGGCGCTGGTTTTCGACCGGAGTTCCGGCGGGGTTTCCCGATCTCGCCGGATACCGGAAGAGTGACGGACGTGCGGTGTACATAGAGTGCAAGGTAAAACCGAACAAGCCGACAGAGAAGCAGCTTGAGTTTATCAAAGCCGCGCAGGAGTGCGGTTGTCTTGCAGGGGTGTGCTACACGCCCGAGGACGCCATGCGGCTGGTTATACCGAGGATAGATCAGAACTTCGGTTTGACAGAGTAGGGGTGAAGATGGCTGAAAGAAGACAGGAGTGATAAACATTGAAGTATGCCATACACGGATTTTCACAAGCGTTTGCAATAACGTTAAAGCAAACAGTCACAGAAAACGGTAAATCAAAGCAAATAAAAATAGATTGTACTGACTTGTTGATTCTGCGTTGGTTTGTGGACTTTTTCCCACGAATGAAAAAAATGTACATTGACGGTGAGCAGTATGCTTTTGTAACACATGGCATGATTATAAAAGATTTGCCGTTGCTTGATATAACAAAAAGAGCTTGCATAGAACGTATGAAAAAATTGGTTAGGTTTGATATATTGAAATATCATCTGCTTAAACAAGGCGGCACATATTCATTATATGCTTTTGGGAACAACTATGAAAATCTCATAAAAAGCAAAACGCAAGAATTAGAATCGGGCGATGTACGTTCAACCGACATAGGGTCATACGTTCAAACGGCAGAGGGTCATACGTTCAACCGACATAGGGTCATACGTTCAACCGACATAGGGTCATACGTTCAAACGGCAGAGGGTCATACGTTCAACCGACATAGGGTCATACGTTCAACCGACATAGGGTCATACGTTCAACCGACTAACAAATACTCATCTACTAACTCATCCACTAACTCATCTACTAACTATAATAATATGTCCGACAAGTCGGACGAGAGTGTCACAGCAATCGCAAGTTTTTCATGTATTAAAGACGAGTTCGAGCAGCTGTGGGCTATATATCCAAACAAACAGGGAAAGCAGCACGCTTATCGGGCATATGAAAGAGCCAGAAAGCGGAAACAGAACCCTGTCACGTATGAACAGGTGAAAGCAGGAATCGAGCAGTACTGCGAGTATATAGCCGCTAAAGGTATAAGTAAGCAGTATATTAAGCACGGCTCCACATACTTCTGCGGCGCAGAGTGGGAAAGTGAATACGACTTAACGCCTATAATACAAACGCCGACATACTACAAGCAGGAGAATCAAATGCAAACCGATAACTCCGATACAAACAATATATTTTTGAAAATGCTCGATGAAATGAGGAATGAATAACAATGAATAGAGCGGAGTGTATCAAATGCCTTACGATACTTAAGGCAACATATCAGTCATTCGCCACTAAAATGACAGCCAGAGATGCTGAAAGCGTAGTGAACACATGGCTTATGTGCTTCAAGGACGAACCGTATGAGGTGGTATCGGTCGCATTATACGACCTTATACAGACGAAAAAAGACTTTGCGCCAGACATAGCTACGGTAAAGGAGAGGATATCAGAGATGCAAAGAGCGGCATTAGGAACGCCGGACGACGTGGACTTATGGAATAGGTTGGTTAAGGCAGTTTCAAATTCAGCATACTGTTGCAACGAGGAGTTCGAGAAATTGCCGCCGATACTGAAAAAATTTGCGGGTTCGGCAAGAACGTTGTTTGATTGGTCGCAAATGGAATCAGATATTTTCAATAGCGTAGTCAAAGGGCAGTTCAACAAAGCGATTAAAACTTTGCAGGAAAGGGAAGAAACCGAAAACAAGCTCGCATTGAATCCGCGGTTAAAACAAATGCTTCAAACCTTTGGCACAAACGCAAGCATACAAGAGCCGGATGGAATATATACTCCAGACGAAATTAATACGCGCAGAAATCAGCTTTTAGACGCTATTGAAGCTATGCCTAAAGGAGAAAGGGCGTTAGGAACGTGACTGCGTATCGCGTGTGCGCACGTAAGCAAGTACCAGCAAGTTACCAGCAAGTTACCGGCAAGTTAAAGTAAATACGCACAAAAACCAAAAAACAAGGAGTAAAAAATGGAACACAATGACTATATGTTAGAGACGAAGACCTGCGCCGAGCGGATGAAGAAGCTAAGACAGGAGCGTGGGCTGACAATGGAAGAACTGGCGGAGGAAATTGAAATATCGCCATGCAGTGTATACTACTATGAGCACTGCAAGCATATTCCAAACATAGTCATGCTGATTAAGTACGCTATATATTTCGGCGTGACAGCGGACTATCTGCTGGGGTTAGACGAGCGGGCGAAAAATAAAAGAATGAGTGAGGAGAAATATTATGGACGCGGTTGAATACATAAAGCAAGCAAGGAGAATCTGTAAGTTTAATAACAGTTCGTATGGCTGCATAGGCTGTGCATTATATGGGAGATGCGTGTTTAAGTTGGACGAAGAGTTAACAGACGAGATGATAAAAGCATCGGTCAAATTTATTGAACAGTGGGCAAAGACAATCCGCAGGAGACATGGTGCACATGAATCTATAAATGAGCCGGAGGAGGAAAATATGCAGACATGGAAGATAATGATTGTGTCCACCGGAGATAAGACAACGGCAAAGCTGTATGCGCTTGGCAGAGTCATAAGAGAAGTCTCAGTGACGCGCTACTACAAAGACGACTACAGCACGGAAGTCGCGGTGAAAGAAGCCATGCGTAAGCTGTTCAAGCCACAGGGATTTACTGGCAAAGCAATGTTTGTGGGGGAAAACACGGGCGACCATAGATTTACACGAGGGAAAATATATAAATTTACCGATGGTCAGTGTATTGACGATGAAAATCGCGCACGACCGTACGATTATGTAACGACATTGCATGGCGAAGACTGGTTTAGCGAAGTTTTTATCAAGGTGGTGGAGTGATGACTGAGAGCGATAAGCAAAGACAAGATAAATTGTCTTCGCAGGGATATACGGGCAGAGCGAAGTTTGTAGGATATTCTATTGACTACTTGGATGGATTTACTTATGGCAAGATTTATACATTTAAGGATGGCATATGTATAAATGACTGTGGAGACCCAATAAACGATGAAGCACTTAAGGATTTCGTTAAGGTGGTGGAGTGATGAAAGTTGGGCTAATCGATGTCGACGGGCATAATTTTCCCAGCTTGTGCCTTATGAAAATCCGCACCGAAAATCACGCGGCATTTGCAGAGGTGGTGCAATGCGGTATGGATTAGAAAAAAGTGTAGTTTTGAAGAGTATTATGATGAGGTGTAAAATATGGTAGAATACGAGAAAACTGTAGCACGTCTCAAAGCAAGCAATTTTATATGCGAGGGAGTTGCGGGTGGGACGCACTGGACAGGGAAACGAAACCAAGCCCAAATATCAAATGCAAGGACTGTTGGGATATGCCGATTGAGGAGGAGTAAAGGCGAAAATGCACGATAAAAAAATCTTGCAAAAGCTCGTGAAAAAGTACGAGCGCAAAGCCGGTATATCACTGATGCTGTATCAGGAGACCGGCAACCAAAAACATGAGGAAATCGCCGAGGAAGCGGAGATTATCGCTGCTGCGCTCAGAGCGATGATTGATGAGCAGAAGTCAGTTGAGGAGGACGCGAGTAACAATGAGTAATTTTATTGAAGTGACCATAAAGGGACAAAAAGTTCTGGTCAATCTTGATCATGTCGAGGAAATACGTGAAAGCAATGGTGAATGCGTGATTTACTATGCGTTTACTTCGCCCGACGCGATTGACCAAGACCACTT